TTCGTCGAAGTCACTGAGGACGCTAAGTAATGTACAACGTCAAGCCATCCTGCGAGCTTGCAGTCGAAGCGTTGTACGACTACTGGTCGTTCATCGAAATGATTAAGTTCCAGGGTGGTATTGACGCTTGGGATGACTGTCACTTCGACTTCGTACTGCATTTGCAAGCACACCAGCTTTACCAGTCGGGACGCTTAACAGGTAAGCTACTAGAACACTGGCGGCGCATTAACCGTTACCTGCCTGACAGTCCTCCGCGTAGCAACCGGATGCTAAAAATGCCGCGCGGTCATCGCAAGTCTACCTTAGTTGTGGGGTACGTAATGTGGCGTATCTGGCGTAACCCGGACATCCGCATTATGCACTCTTGCAACGTGCTCGACCTCAGCGAATCTTTTATGCGTGAGGTACGCAGCTACTTTGAAGACCCCGAGATGCAGGAAAAATTCTGGAACAGACGCCCCCACATCAAGGGTAAGCTAATCCCTGACTTTAACGTGTCACGTGCCAAGCGTATGGGCACTGAAGCTATCGACAGCAAAGTAGTTTGGAACAACGAAGCTATCCAGGTGTTGCGCCCCAGTAAATACAAAGAACCTACACTCAGTACGTCGTCAGTCGGTGCAAAGAAAACTGGACAGCATACAGACTTGTCAGTTATGGACGACGTTGTTGACTTTGACAATGCCAGCTCACCTGGTAAAATCCAGAAAGTTAAACGATGGGCAGGTGACATCATGAGTATCGTCAACGACGTCGTTGTCAGTCGCCAAGTAGGTGTACTACCAGACGGTACCACTGTATTCGATTCGGTCGGTAACGAGAAAGTAGTCACTGGTACGCACTACGACCCGCAGGATTACTACACATTCCTTGAACGTGAACGTGTTGACCTGCTGTACGACGTTTTCGAGCGTAACATTTACCGTAACGACATCGACAACAGCGAGGGATACATCCTTAGCGGCTTTACTGCTGAAGTCGAAAAACGTAAACGTGCTGAGCTTGCTGAGCTGCCAGGTGTATTTGACGCACAGTACCTCAACAAGGTACTTAACCCAGAGCTTCAGGTACTTAACACTCTCAACGTCAAATGGTACAACGAAGGCGTACTACTTGAAGGACTTGCTGAACGTAACGTATCGTTCCGGTTGGGTGGTAGCGAGACTATCGACGTGTTTACCCCCATCATAACTGTTGACCCAGCTATCTCGCTTAACAGCCGCGCAGATGATACAGCTATTATTGTTGGGGGTTGGTCACAGCACGGTTACCTCGTTGTCGCTGATGCTATTGTCGGGCACTTAACACCAGAGCGTACATGTACTGAGATTGTACGTCTCGCTAAGAAGTGGCACTGCAAGATAGCTTACGTTGAGAACGTTGGCTTCCAAGAGCTACTGCGCCGTCAAGTGCTGAAAGCAATGCAAGACGACAGCATTCAGTGTTCAGTCCTTGAATACCGCCCAACAGGTAACAAGCACAAACGTATCGAGTACCAGCTTGCGACTACATTCGCTAAAGGTAAGGCTGTAATTGCTTCCCACCTAAAGATGAACCAGCGTTTTGTCAACCCAATTGACTTCTTCGGTAAGCTGACAGCACGCGACGATGTACCTGACGCTATTGCTGTACTCGCCGAGAAGTCGATACCGCCTACTGAGGGTGGCAAGCTGCATAAACGCACACCGTGGGACATTGTAACGGCAGCCGGTAATAAGGTTAACACAACGTACGGAGGGTATTACTGATGCTGATGAAACCGACACCGTTAATTATTGACAAAAGTAGCGTCAACTGCACTGAAGAAGAGTTTGCGCAGGACATCTTGATGCGGCTGACTGATGCAAAGTCAGTTCGACTGCACGAAGAGCCTCGCTGGAACGAAAGCTACGGGCTGTGGCGGAACTCTAACTACGATAAAGCTGCAATGAGAGGAGACGCTGTAGCAACAGCAGGTACTTCAAGTAGTTGGCAGCACCGTGTAAACACTGGCAAGACCTACGAAGTCGTCGAAACGCTAGTAGCTTACCTAAAGAGTGCCACGTTCCCGTCTGACGAGTGGTTTGAGGTAGTAGCTAAAGAGCCTGAGCTGGGGGACATCCTTAACTTGGTGCAGAAAGCCGTTAAGTACAAACTAGACGAAGCTGCTATCACTGCAAAGGTTGAAGTGTACCTTCGTTGGCTTATTTTATTTGGGACTTGTACTTACCGCGTCACATGGGAAAGCAGCGTTAGGCGCAACACTACGCGAGTGTTCCAACCAGGAGGCGGCTCGTCAGTAAAAGTCGTTAATGAATCAGCAGAAGAGCTTGACATCCAAGTTATGTCGCCTTTTGACGTATGGCTCGACGCTGACGAGAAAAGTACCTGGACGCGCCTACGCTTGAGTCGCTCAGAGTTCCTTGAGCTGGTGCACCGGGAGTATTACACCGTTAGTGATGAAGCTAAGGCAGCGTATAACCCACGTAAGCAGACTAAGAACTACCGAGCTGACAGCGGCACCAACACAAATGGTAAGTCAGACGAAATTATCGAGTTCTACGGTAGCGTGGTTATTCGTAACGTAGTCTACTGCGACGTACACGCGGTATTTCTGGGTGACGAGCTTGTACGGCTAGCTGATTCGCAGTACTGGTGTGGGTCGCCTTACGTATCGATGAGTATGTTCCCGGATATTCACAGCCCGTACGGTATCAGCATGCTACATCCTAACCTGGGTGCGTTGCACGTTACTAACGTGATGTCTAACTTACGACTTGACAACATGCTGTTGCACATGCACGGCATGTATGAGAAAGTTGAAGACGGGGTTCTAAACGATGACGACCTTCGTGTAGAACCTGGCAAGATATTTAAGGTAGCGCAGCGTGGTAACATGTCTCGCTTAGATATGGGTCCCCCGACGTTTACGGTAACTTACCAAGAAGCGGCTACTCAAGAAGCTAACATTGACAGGGCGATGGCTACAGGTCCTCTTATTGGTGGGGCGCAATCACGCGGCGGCGACAGGGTTACTGCTGAAGAAATTATCGCAGTACGTGACAGTGGTGGCAACCGGCTTAACCTGGTGCACACACACATCGAGCAGATGAGTACGCTGCCGCTGTTAGCTAAAGCGTTTAAGCTGGTCCAGCAGTACCAAGCAGAAGACATTATTGTCACTGCAATGGACACAGACGTTGAGATGTTAGCGTACTACCCTGTACCAGCTGAGTCGTTTAGCTTGCCACTTGAGTTGCTGCCTATCGGTGCTAACTTCGTTATCGAGACTAGCCGCAACCTCGATAAACTACTGCAAGTTATGGACATTGCTGGCCGCAGCCCCGAGCTATCTGCCCGCGTTGACCACGAGCAGATGCTACTCGAAGTAATGAAGCAGCTCCGCGTTGACGACCCACTGCGTTTCATCAAGAAAGCTGAAGAACAGCCGGCACTGGCCTCTGAGATGCCACCAGCACCAGCGATGCCAGAGGGTATGCCACCTGCGGGTGGTATGTCAATCGAAGACCAAGCAGCAATGCAAACAATTGCCACTGATGGTGGGGAGCAGCTACTTAACGCAGCTGAGATACCTACTGATGGCGTGCCTACTGACCAACTGCAACAAATTATGACAGGAGCTTTAACCGATGTTGAACAACCAATCTAACGCAACTGAGACTACTGCACCAACTGACGCCCTTGGACTTGTTAGTATGAACCCAGGGATGTTGACAGACAATGTTGACACTGCTGACATTGTTGACACCGCTGACGCTGTTGAAGAAACTGCTAGCCTGCAAGACCAGCTTGCATTGCACGACGCAATGACTGAGACTGCTGCGCCTGCTGACGACGCTACACCTGTTGACGACGTTGCACCTGACTGGACGTCTGACCGCATGGTAAAAATGGACGCTGACTTCAAAGAAACTATGGGGGTAGGCGTCAAAGAAGCGTATGACATGTTCAATGAGATACGCGCTGAGTTAACTACTTTACGCGAAACAAAACAACAAGACAGCGTAACGCAAGCAGCGACCACGATTCAGAAAGCCTGGGGTGTGAATGACGCTGAGTTTACACGTCGCGCTTCTGAAGTCGCTGCCTACGTTAAGACGCTACCTGAAGCAACGCAAGCAGCGGTTGATAATGTAGATGGGGTACAGCTTGTTTGGCAGCATTTGCAATCACGCCGAGCAACCAGCAACGCGACGGGCGGTAAGCAAGGCAACACGTCGAGCGGTACTCCGCAGTCGTTTAGTCGCGCTGACATCACACGGTGGATGATGACAGAGCCTGCAACGTACAACAAGTACGCTACAGCGATTGCCGCAGCGCGTTTAGCTGGGCGTATCACTGACTAGTACAGCTGTACGCTACCGATCAAGCCCGCTGAGAATCGCCTGGGAGGCACGCTAACTACCAAGCATACAAACGTAGCTGAGCGACGTTAGCGTGTCTGCTACCCACCTTGTAAGCCCCTTAGCGGCTGTTCCTGATCGTGTAGCCGGCACTCACCTACGCTGTTACCGATCGTTAAAGTACGCGTGTACTACTTAAGACTGCCCGCAAACGCGGGACACTTTTAGGAGACACACATGCCACAAGCACTATTTAACGGCGAGTCATTTAACCAGACTAACATCACCCGCTTTATCGCGGAGATCTGGCTGCCTGAGATGATGGAGTTCCGCGCCCAGCGGCTTCTCGTCCCCGAGCAGATTTGCCGAGTATTCAAGTCCAACGTCAAGAAGGGTGATGTATTCCACATCCCGCAGGTAAACGAGCTACAAGTTGAGACTCGCCAAATTGACCGCCCATTCACGTTGCAAACCGACGTCGATAACGAATACGTTATCCAGGTTGACTCGGATAAGGCTACTGCTATCGGTATCGACCGGTTTGCCGAGGCAATGGCTTCTTACGAGTTTCGCTCTGCATACGTACGCGGTATGGGTTACGCGCTAGCAAAAGATATGTCTGGCGCTATTCTCGGTTTGCGTGCCGCGTTGTACAACATCCCTGGCCGCAGTATCTTTTGTACGTCCGGCGCACCCAACGCTGGTACGCTTGCTGGTACCGGCGCCCCTCTGAATCTCGCGGCTATCCTTGCTGCACGACAGTTGCTGCTTGACGCTGACGCTGACGAATCTGACATCGTTATGTTAGTTAGCACTGCGCAAGAAACAGCGCTGCTGAGCATTTTGCAGTCTACCAGTGGTGATTACATCAGCGGCAAACCAACCGAGACTGGTAAGATTGGCTCGTTGTTTGGTGTTAACTTCTGGCGCTCTACGTTGATTGGCAACAACAGCGCAACAGGTTGGCGTTTGCGTGGCGTCAACAACGCTGTTGAGCTTCTGCCTTCGCCTGGTTTTACTGGTAGCATCTACATGCCGAAGCAGAATGCCTTTACTTCGCTACCTGCTACCTGGGGCACTGGCGGCGGTGCTGTACAGACTGCGCTGGTCTGCACTAAGGAGTGGGCTGCGGCTGTCATGCAAGGTGAGCTTGCACCAACGGCTGATAGAATCCCTCAGCTTGACATCACGCAGATTGCTGCGCGTCAGGCTTATGGCGCTAAGCTGTTTCGTGAAGACCACGGCGTTTTGGTTCACACACTCGGTTAATTGTCCACGCCTCCCAGTTTATTTTGGGGGGCTTACCACGTTTTTGTATGCCGTCGTTTCTTTCCCAGGTTAATAAGCTGCTCGTGACAGTAAACGAGTTGCCAGTTGCAGACTTTGAAGGGTATGTTGCACAGAAAGCTGTCAACGCTTTCCAGAGTGCACTGACGTTTGTGTCAAGTTTGTACCGCTGGCCCCATCTAAAGACAGAAGTAGCTGCAACTTCCTGGGTGGGCGACACTATTGCCGTACTACCTGAGTTTCAGTCTGTCATCAACGTGTACGACGATACTACACGCGCCCAGCAAGTAGAGTACAGCCAACTCAAGCGTGACTACGGTGCGCTCCCTGTGTGGTGTTACCGTGACCAGCAATCGATATTATTCCAGCCACAGTCTGCCGCTCAAAAAGCTGCGTTACGGTTTCATCTGCTACTGATGCCAACGATACCGCAGACAATCAGTGACAACGTTACGTTAGATGCCCCATTTCTTAGATGCGTGATGCTTTATGCTGAGAACGAACTTCACCGTACGCACACTACTGACCTCGCTGCTGGCAACGCTGCTAGTCGCCAGTTTGAAGTGGAGCTACAGACCTTACGAACACGACGCGAGTCAGACACCCCAACGCACTGGAGATTCTAATGCCGCAAGACCAAGAGCACCAAGGTATCTTCACCAACAGCTTTTCAGGGCTAGACCTTTCGCTGAGTAACGGCGCAGTAGATGCCAGTGCGTCAACTGTATTCCAGAATTGTGACATCAGTGCTGACGGTGCTATCGTTCGTAGGGGCGGCACACGCTTACTGTTTACGCTTGACTTTACAACGGCAGCAAAGTCGTGGTCAACTGTAATGAAAACACGCGAGGGCACTGAGTACGTTGTTGTAGTACAAGACGGTGGCATACTTATTACGCGTACGTTAAACACCGCTGATAGTGAATCGACGAATATCGGCAGGTCGGTAGTCAAGTCTAACGTGTGGCTTAGACCTTTGACTGATGTTAATTTTGTGTTGCTGTCAGCACCTTACGATAGACTGCTAATTCTGACAGGCAACCACCCGCCTGTCGAAGTAGGTTTCTTGGAACGCACGCTAACGTATAACTGCATTGCGTCTCCGGCCCCAACAGACCGGTTTTGTACGTCACCGTTTAGTACTAACGACTACTTTGGGTGGCAGGACACTAACGCTAGCTCTACATTAGTTTGGGACCCAGCGACGCAGATAGACTACGCGGTAGGTACCAAGTTTCAGGATTTTAACGTAACGCTGAACAATGCGGCGACGCTACCGGTAGGTACTAACAGACTGACGTTGGCATCAATTACGTGGCAATGGTGGGCTGAAGCAGCGTTCTACACAGGCGACGAGTTTAATCAGAGTGTAACGCGTGCTAACGTAACAAAAGCAGACCAAAACGTTGCAGTGCCACCTGAGTTGATTAGTGACTACCCACAAATATTATTTGGGGATACTTACACGGGGCTTGAAGTGTCGAGCAACAGCGCTATGTGTGCTGACAACACTTACGTATTAGCCGCTAAGCCTCAGACTGCGCTAGAGTATAACTTTACAGCAGGTGGTGTCTACGACTATAACGTTGCCTACACCCCACAAATAGCACCGTACTTTGTAACGTTTGGCACCACACAGGCAGTTGGCGTGTTAACTGCTGTACACATTAACCGCAGGCGGTTACTACCATTCAGAGGCAACTCGCCGCTACCGCTAAATGATTTACGTGTGTTTATCAACAACACGCCAATTGGTATCGGCTCAGGTAAGTGCCTTGGCCCAGGTAACATTGCTAGCGCTGTGGCTTTTTCAACATCCAGCGGGTTGTCACTCTACTCGTATGTTAACACTGCTACTAACCCACTGGTCAGCGCTTTAGACTTTATGGCAGGCAACTCACGCGTACAGGCGGACGCATACGTACGAGCTGTAGACTTGTTTGGTAAGAGTTATTTTGGGGCACTTGCGCAGGCCGTATGGGTAGGAGACTTAACGCAACAACCTCCGACGCTCGATGGTAGGTACGTTGCCGCTTATGGCCTAGGTCAGTTTTGTAACTACTTGTCAGGTAACTTCCCTACCCTCGGCACAGTGTACCGCAACCGTCTGATACTAAAGTGTGTCGCCGGTACCGACCAGCTAGTTGCTAGCGCCAACGCTGACGCCAACGTTGTTGGTGAGTTTTATAACTTTTTCCAGGTGACAGGCTCGTTGAAGGGTGCACCGACTGACCCGTTTACGTTTAACGTAGCAGCTGACACAAAGAACACCGTAACGGCTCTAAGCTCCTGGCAAGAGCAGCTGTTAGTTTTTACGTCAGACAACGTGTACGCAGTACGTGGCGAGCCTTTTGCTGACGGTACTGTACGCTCTGCATTGATTGCGTCACAAGGCGCGTTTAACAACAACTGCGTGGTAGTCAGCGAATTGTCGGTTATGTTTATGAACCGTTACGGTGTGTTTGACCTAATTAACAAACAAAACACCAGCGACCTTGGCGTATTAGAACGCAGTCAAAAAGTACGCACACTGTTTAACACTGACGTGGCGTCGGCAGTTAACGACAAACTTCACTGGTTGCAATTTGACGATAACACCACATCACTATGGGTAGGGTTAGCAACTGACAACGCACTGTTTACTTCACGCCACCTAGTGCTCAACACGACCTGGAACTCGTGGGCAACGTTTACAGGCGCTGTGCCTTACATGATGCGTAAACCTGTAAAGCTCTACAACAAAACAGTACTGTTTGTAACTGGTCCAACAGAGCGCTGGCTACTCGCGCTAGTTGCTAACCAGCTGCACCACGTTGATATCGCAGTTTACACTAACAACAAGAAGTGGACAGACGACGCTATCACGACGACGCCGATGAACATCCCGTTTGTTAGCACCCCACAAAAAGTGTACCGTACAGAGATGTCATTTATGCCGGGTGCACGCGACGCTGAAGGTACCGACATCGTTAAGGTAGTCTCAAGCTGGGCAAACGAATCGCTCGTAATGACGCCGTTAGTGCCACGGCTGACGATAGCCGACTTACGTACAACACGGTGGTTAGTGGGTAACCCACTGGTAGCACCTACGCGGTGGTTACCTTTTGTTGGGGCTACGTCGCAGACACCGTACAACACGTACCCGCAAGCAGTCCCCGTTGCAGTCCCTGTCTCGTCGGAGCGGTACACGCTGTTACCCCCAACTACAGTAGACGGCGTAGTTCTCGCCGACGTAGTTAACGCAAAGCTGCGCGGCGTAGTTTACCCCAGTATAGTTGCATCACCGACATTCAATGCGTCTACTATGGGGCGCTACAAACGTCTTAAGCGTTTGCACTTGCAGTTTGACCCCACAGCAGCGTTAGGCAGCAAGTACAACTTCCCTGGGTTGTCTGACGTTAGGTTGCTCAACATGGCGACAACAGCAGTAGTGACAGACAACCGTGCAACGTCTCGTGCTGCTGTTAACCAGGCGTTAACAACACAGCCGTTTGTTGACATTTCACAGTACAGCGCATCGACAGAAGCGATAGGTAACGTGCAGCATACTATCACGTTACAGGGTTTCTCTGCCAGCTACCGCTGGTTTGTGTCGTCAGTAGGCGCTGAGACTTTTAAACTGAACGGTTACGAGTTTGATGTTGAACAACAACGCAGTAAAACATACCAGAGAGGTTAACATGGTAGCAGCATTACCGGCAATTAGCGCTGGGGTTAGCGTAGTACAAGGCGTTGCAGGTCTTGCTGCGAAGAACACAGCGGCATCCTCACAGCGTGAGCAGTTAGCAATCCAGCAGCAGCAGAACATGCAGGCGTCGGCAACAGTTAAGCAGCGGCTTTTCGTACAGCAAGAACAAGTTGAACGCGAGTACTCGCTGAACCGTATCGCCGCACAAGCAGCCGACCAACAACAGAAGTTTGGCTTACAGGCGCAAGGCTTGTTGGCGTCATTTGAGACGCAGCGCCAGCAAACTAACATCGAGCAGCAGTCACTACGAACGTCGCAAGATAGCCTGCAAGCTGTTGATGCATTAGCCCGTCAGGCAGCAAGCAACGAAGCAGGTGCTAGCACACAACGGCAACAGTCACTAAAACAAGAGGCGTCAACTGCCGACGAACTGTCCGGCGGCGAGCAACAGGTACAGAAACAAATCAGCGACACAGAGCGCCAGATGCTAATCAGACAAGCGTCGCAAGATAACCGCTCGTCATCAAGCGTGTTACGTGATGAAGCTGAACGCGTTAGGATGCTGGCTAATACACTGAGTGTGGGGCTTGACATGGACCGTGCCCAGGTCGAAGCAGCGTTACAAGGTGCTAACGAACGCGACATCACCACAATGATGGAACAGCTCAGTGCTGGCGATACAGAGTTTAACCAGCAACGCGTAGCAGCTAACCTACAACTTGCCCGTCAGCAGTCAGCTAATCAGTCGCAGACGTTACAGTTCAACGACGGCCAGCAGCAGCAAGCCCTCTCAATGAATCGTCAGCAGCAGGACATTAACGCTCGTATGGCTGACAACAATCGCACTTCGTTGGAGACTACGCAGCGTGCCGACTACACGATACAGCAAGAGAGTAACGCTGATACAGCTAATAGTGTTAACGCATCATTACAGCAGCAGCAGCGCAGTGCAAAGAGTGCTTCACTACTAGATTATTTGGGGACAGGTCTAACAGGGTACAATGCAGTAGCACCGCTCTTTAAGAAGCAGCAGGCACCAGAGTACAAGAAGTTAAGCGGACCTAACGCGTATATGCCCCCACAATACGGCAACAAATCGGGCGAGTACACATCGCAAACAGGAGCAGCGTAATGAAAATTCAACCTATTGGCTTCCAGTTCCCACAGCAGCAGCAAATTGACGTAGCCCCGGTAGTCGTCGATACCCCAGCAAGCGTTACAGCACTTGACATTACTAACCAGGGGTACGCTGCTGCCGAGCGTGCTAACCAGCAGTACGTGCAGACAACACAGCAAGCTACGCAAAGCACCCAACAAACAGCGCAGATACTGCAACAGAACTCGCAGTCTATCGCTCAGTCGCAAAACGCTGTTCTCCAGCAGAAGCAGCAATCAAGCAACAACTTTGCCGTGTCGCTGCAAAACATCCAGAAGGGTGTCGGTGACATGATGAATTACAACATAGAGCTTGCAAAGATTGACGACACCCGCTTCAAAGAAGCTGCCGACAAGTCTGCCAGGATGTTAGCTGCCCAGGATAAAATTGACCACGATGACCGCAAAGCCAAGGTAGTCGGCAAGCTAGAACAGCTGTCCGGCGCGTGGATCAAAAACGGCATGATTAGAGAATACGGCGCAACTGCTTACCTCGACATGGTAGCAAAAGAAGTAGCCGCTGCTAAGTTAGATGGGGACAGCACAACAACGCTGACGCAGAAATACGCACAACCAGCGCAAGACTACAGCAAAGAAGTCTACACCGAGGAACAGAAAGCAGCTGAGATAGTAGTTCTTAAGCAGCGTGAAGTAGACAAGCGGCAATTACTGGCCCCACTAAATGTTATCATTGCGAAGATCAAAACCAGCGAGGGTCGTGACGCTGGTGAAGTTGCGAAGCAGTGGGCAGAGCTGACAGCCGGGATGGAAACCATCATGGCCGACAAGCGCTTCTCGCAGGTGACACGCCTTGAGTCCGTCGCAATGGCACTCGAAGCCGGTACTGCTGGTATGTCAACGTCTAACGAAAACTACCAGAAGATGAACAACGCTGCCAGCGCGTACCGTAACGTTACTGCGTTTGCAGCACAGCAGCGTATCAAGGCTAACAACAGCGAAATCGGACCGCAAGAGTACGAAGACAGCGTACGACAAAAAGCACTTGAGTTGGGGGTAAGCGGCTACCAACCGGCTGACCTCAACGCCGAGCTGAAGTTCGTCGAAGAGCGCCTGCGTGTCGATAACAGCATCACAACAATGCGCAAGAATGCCGTGCTCAGCGAGACAGAAGGCATCGAAGCTGACAACGCTATTGTTGGGGGGCTTGCTATCGACGCTGTGCTCGACCCTAGCGGAGCAGGCTCAACTATTCGTGCAGTAGCTAAAAAGGGCGCTGATAAAAATGCTATCGAAGCTACTCGTGTCGCTGACGATTTTATCAAGTTTCGCGCTACAGACAAACAACAGTACGACGCAGCCCGCGCTGCTAAACAAACTGAGATTAGTCGCGTCGGTGCTAACTTTAACAGTTGGTTTGTTAGCAACACAAAGACACCAGGCGCGTCAAGTCAGAATCCTGCTGTTGCTAAGCAGCTTGAAATGTTGCGTACGCTGAGCGGCATCACACCCGAACAAGTACAGGGAGGTCAGCTAACAGCCGAGCAAGTTAACCTCATGCAGCGTTCAGCGGAAGCTATTCAGCAGTCGCTAATTGCTGAGCAAGTAGTTGACGACAAAAACTTCGCTAACAAGCTACAAGAGTTTAGCCGCTACGGGTTGTTTCTCAACGAAGCCGACATGAAAACATCGCGTAAGTCGTTTACGCAAAAGATCGACGCGTACATGCAGCGTAAATCAGACATCGAAGCGCAGTCGGCTGTTATTAAACCTGTGCAGGGAATGACGGGGACTTTTAAGCAGGGCACCATCAAGCAACTGGCGAAACGTAACTATGCAGGTTCGTCGATGGTGGTGCCTTTTACTGCTGCTGTGGCTAACTCGATGGCTGACGGCACTAGCGCAGCCGGTCAACTGTACGGCGACCCTCGTGGCGGCAGCAGGGTACACACTGGACTTGATTTTGGGGTACCTACAGGCACAGAAGTGTTGTCTACGATTGACGGCGTAGTACAATACGTCGAACCGATTACCACAGTAGGCTACGGGTTAAATGTTGGCGTCAAAGGAGCAGACGGTTTGATTCACTATTTTGCACACCTGTCGGCAGCTAACGTAGTTGTTGGTCAGCAAGTATCAGCAGGCGAAGTTATCGCACTCAGCGGCAATAGTGGCGGTAGCGCTAGCAAGTCAATGGACGAGCACTTGCACATTGGTGCGTACCGTGAAGGCGGCGAAGTGTTTAACCCTGCGCACATCCTGTCGAAAGCAGCAGTTAACAACGGCAGCGCTAAGGCTCCGCGTACAGCGGGTTACTCGCAAGCTAACATCCCACGCGGTGCTACCCCCATTGGTAAGAATCAGTACTTGCTTAACGGCGTGCTATTCAAAACGCCCAGCGGGCCACCAGCGCGTACAACAACAGGCAGCAACTCGCCGTTGATGCAGCTCGGCGGACCGGCGCGTGCTGTAACGCCAGCCGCCGCTAAGCCGGTCAGTAACTCGTTTGCCAGCAACCGGGCGAGCGATTACGTTGCTAACATCGCACCGGACCACCATCACGGCTACACGATACTTGCTAACGACAAACCGTTTGCCACTGCGATTAACCGGGTGGCCAACAAGTACGGTATGCCAGGACAGTGGCTAGCTGACGTTATCGCTTACGAATCAGCTGGTACGTTCTCACCGTCAATTGACAACCAGATGGGCTTCGTTGGGCTAATCCAGTTCGGTGAAGCAGTAGCATCTGACATGGGGGTAACTAACTCGCAGCTACGCAACGCTACCCGTCTCCAGCAGATAGAGTACGTCGATAGGTACCTAGCGCTGCGCTTACGTCAATCAGGCGTTAAAGCCTACAAAGGACCAGAGTGGCTTGTCGCTGGTATTAACCAAGGTAACGTCGGCATCCAACAAGTAGACAAACACGGTGCAAAAGCTATTCTCGACCCAGCTAACAGTGACGGCTACACAACACTCGAAAAGTACATGGCTAACCTGGGGAAGTACAGCGGCCGTAAGTACAACTACATGGGCAACCGCAAAGTACGTACCACTGCTGCCGTCCACGAGAAGCCTGCTCACGATTGCGCCTTCTGTGACAACCTAGTAGCCAACAATCTAAGCAGCGGTTTCATTCGTCACCAGGCTTCACTAGCGTAGTACACCTGTACTCTACCGATCAAGCTGGTCATCAAGCGGGCAACTGATCAGACATGCGCTCAGCGGGGTCGCTAAGGTAGCTAGGAGGCACGCTACACGGCTATCTAACCAAACGTACACGCGTTACCTACCGTACGCTACAGGTCATCCTCAGAGGGCTTGATCGTTAGCGTACAGACGTACTACCTATAGCAGCGCTACGGCAAACTACATCAGTGAGACAACTATGGCAGACCTCATCACATCAACGAAACGTAAAGTAGCTACCGGCGAAGTACGCTTCGGTGCTACGCCAGCACCCCCTGACAGCTTACCGCCGCTACCTGCTGCACCTGTCGCACCGGCTGCACCTGTCGCACCGGCTGCACCTGTTGTACCTCCACAGCCTCCAGACCCGTTACCACCTGAAGCGGCAGTTAGCGACCAACCCCCAAATATAGCACTAGCACCTCCTGCTGACATTGCTGCACCGGCTAACGACCCGATACCTGGTGACATTGCTGCTGACCCCACGTTAATGAGGAGCGTCTCTTTTGAGCGTGGCAGCGGGCAGCAGTTTGAACGCCCTGTTGAGATGGTTGGCAGCCAGATTGCTGCTGCTGTGCTGCGTCCTGCTGCTAACGCGGCGATTAACAGCGCACAGAACGAACGCGACATCAGCAACGCGTACATTGACAGCTTGAAGCCGGAGGATTACGTGCCGTACGTTATCAACCAACCGGGTCTGTCGTCGCTGATTGCTGATACAGCTGACCAGCGGCAGGCTATCTTCGGTCAGTACGTACGCGAGAATGAAACAGCTCGTCAATACGGCGACGCTGTGACAGCCGCAGCGCAAGCAGCTAAAGACAAAGCGGCTGCCAGTAGCAGTGTAGGCGACGGACTTGACTGGGTGCGTGACATCATGGGCAGGCCCAACGGCGCACGTAACTACTCCGCGCCTATCGCGCTTAACCAGCAAACGCAGCAATACGAGGCAAACTGGCTGGGTGCCGTGTTGTACCCGCTTGGCGTCCTACAGAATACTGTGATGGGGGCAGCACTCGACGGGCGGCTGCTGTTACGTCAGCTGGGGAACGCGTTGCCGCCGCAGCACCGTGCTGACGCTGACAAGTTTTTACGCAACAGTCCTCTGCTGCGCGACAACGCCATCGTTAACTTCGTGCTTAACAAAAACAAGTACGACGACGGTAAAAGCAACACACTAGAGGCTATACGTGGGGCGCAGTACTCGTTTAGTGACGACCAGGGTGAAGGTCTCGGTATCGGGTTGCAGCCTACTAGGACTAATGTTAGCGTTAGAGGCGCTGGTCCGACTGCTGTCAGCGTGCCTGGTAAGCTACGTACCCCTGCGGTGGGATTCGGTCCTATGGGGTTTGTACTACCAGGCGTAGCGTTACCTGACAATTTCACTATACGTGGGGTGCCGTTTCTCAACAACGTCGATGTTAACCCATCAAAACTAGTTGGGTTTGCTGCTGATGTAGCTCTCGGTTTCAAAGTTGACAAGCTGCTCAGTGTCGCCGCTAAAAAGCTGGGCATCGGGGCACGCACATACAACAAAGCATCTCAGCAACTCACAGCCGCTGCAACGCCACCACGACCTCAGCTAATGCTGCCGCCTGGACGTTCACTGCCGACAGGTAACGGTGTACCAGTTGGTGGCGCACTTGCTAGAACCAGGGCGCTGGTGACGCCTCCAGGTGCAAGCCGCACGCTTGTAGTACCAATTGCTACTCCACGATTATTATCGCCAGCGCAACAACTCCCCACTGTACTACCCGTACCACGTCGCCCTTTTCGTGCTGTGGAACAGTTGCAAGGCACACCCCCGCGACCTATGTTGATGCCGTCGCGACAGACTGAACTGACGGCGCTCGGCAAGCTACCCGAGGCCAGCGTCCGCAAACCGCTTGACGTGTTAAAGCCACTAGATGTGGGGCCATCTGAGTCGTTGCGTAGTCGCGTTGAAGACCTCGTTAGCAAAATGGACGACATCTTTAACGACCCTGACAATGCGGCGCTGCTAAAGAAGTACGACTTTCAGGCTGAGCCTATCGCTGACAAACTTGCTGCTGTCAACGACTACATCACCAAGGAAGTTATCAAGCGCCCCAACAAATTAATTAAGGCGATGTCTACTGAAACGAGTCCTATCGTGCGCGTCATCAAAGAACACCTGACGAATCCCAGCTGGTGGGACGAGCCAGGTGGTGTACGCCTCGCCGAGCAGCTTGAAACGTTAATTACAGCTAAGCCTAAAGCGTTGACTAAAGCGCTAACTAACGCGGGGGTAGACGTTGACGAGCTGCTAGTTACCATCCGGGGCGCAGTACCTGAGCAAGAAGCTGGTAGTATTATCCGTGAGGCACAACAAGCGCTGCCAAAACTAGACCCTGTACTTGACGCAGCTAACGAAGCTACTGTAGCGCAACATCTGAAGGACGGCATCAAAGGTAAGCTAGACGAAGTAGTTGAGCTGCAAGACGAGACAGTTGATATGGGGCGTCGCACCGTTGACCCGGAGCTGTTACCTTCCCCCGTTGACGTAGCCGCTGACGCTGCGGTAGCAACAAAGCTACCGACCCGCGCTATAGCTAACCAGAAAGCCTACCACGGCACCCGCGTAGAGAACCTCGACATCGCTGCTATCGACCCTACTATTGGGGGAGCACGCAACGAACTCGGTACCGGTGTCTACACTTACGGTAACAAGGCAGACGCGCTACGACCGGCAAAAGCTGACGTAGCCGCTAACCTACCTGACGTCGAAGGTCGTACATTTGGCGACGGGGTAATTCACCAAGTTGAACTCAACGGTAATGTCATTGACGGCGCTGCCGAGCTACCCCAAATAAAACAACTAGCCGTTGACGCTGCGCCTAGCACGCTGCGTGATATCGTTGCTGCCTCACCAAGCAATTCTATTGTGGGGATACTTGACCACGTTAGCGCCAACGCCTCAGAAGAAGCAGCATTAACTTTTCAGCGGATGTTCGCTAAGATGCTGCGACTCAAAGACGTACAGCACATTAACGTCGGCGGCATAACATCAACGATTGACACAAAAGGTGTCCTGACAGTTGGCGTCACCCCGGCAAAGGGTGCAGGTGCCAACATACCGCACGAAACTATGCTGCGTAACCGACTTAAAATGGAACAGCAGGCAGCTGACATCACTGGGTCGCAGTTTCTCCGTAGCGTGACAGCCGACACTGCTGTAGCTGCCGAGAGCCAAGCACTGCACGCTGCTAACGAGGCGTTGCAAGCTGCACAGCAAAAAACTTACAAAGCTGTTGTTGAAAGCAAGCTGCTGCAAGACGCACCGCCGCCGGTACACACGCCAGCACCACGTACAGGTGCAGCGCCTCAACAGGTAAGTGACGTTGCTTCGCGATACATCAAAGGCGGCGTGCAGCAATCTGGTGACGACTACATCCAGGGCATCATTGACGGTAGCGTATTTCCTAAACGTGGCGAGCAGTTCTCTACTTTAGTTGGGGATATACTCGACGGCTACGTGACAGCACCGGCGCTCATTGCTAAGCTCGAAGGTAAGTACGCGAAGTTGTACGACCAGGTAGCTGATAAAATGTATGCTGCAAAGTACGTCGATGTGCTACCCGCTAGCGTCAAACCTGTAGCGTCTGCGCTTGACGACGTGATGGCTGAAATTGCTACGTACCCGCCTGACAAAGTACCCGCAGAACTGCAACAGAAACTAGACGAGCTGCTTGATGCTATCGACGACGAAGCTTTTGACCGCAAGTTTGACGAGTCACTGAAAGGTGACACTCCACCTGCTAACAACGCTGACAACCCTTCATCACCATGCGAGTAATAGGATAACACAATGGTATATTGCGCACCAAACCCCACAAATAACGTAGCGCCGCCTAACCGTGCTGTAGTGTGGGACGCTGCTACGTTGACAACAATTAAAAAGCGAGCTGCTGACCGCGCGAAAGCTCTCAAGGCGTTAGCGCTAAGCACCCCAAATAATAGAGCTAGCCAGACAGCGATGGCAGTGCAAGAATACTGGGAGTCTATCGTGTTCGACAGCGGCAAGCTCGCTAACCTACAACCAAACAAGCAAGCAGGTGCAGCGCAGTGGCTAGCGGACAATCTGGGCCAGCGCATCGGCCAAGTCGCAGACGTACGTGAGCCGCTGCTTAACGTGCGACGGCAAGTAGACGGCAACCTTCGTGAAGCAGGCATCTACAATATGATGGGGGCACATGCCGCCTTTGTAGATGCAGTCAAAGCTACTGGCGTTAAACTAGACGCTGTTGACTTAGAACGTTTCATCGAGGAAGGCTTAACGCCTCAGCGGCTGGCAGTCTACGGTAATTCCCCCATACAGCAGGCAGAGCTACTGTCGCGCTACAACAACTTTACGGCTGATATGCTGGGCAAGGGCTTCGACCAGCAGCAGTTAACTGACTTACTGGACAAGGCCAACGGCATCATGTCACATTGGGATGAGATGCGTGCTATCAGCCTGTCAACTGGTAAGGACGTTAGCGAGATGGTGAACATCGGCTACAAGCCACGCATCTTTACAGAACAAGCTGAAAGTATGCTGCAAGCAGCAGGCGCGCTTGACGACTTTGTTAGCAAGTCACGCGGCACCTGGGTTTACCTCGCCGAAGATCACGCAGTTGCAAGTAAGCTGTTAGGCGTTACGCCTGCTGAGCTAACTAACTTCGTGGCAGCACCAGGACAGTTTGCTGAGTTCCTTTCAAAGAACGTTAGCGACGACCAGCTTGACCTGCTTATTGACAGCGGCATACTATCGAAGATACCTATGTTGGGGTCTGACGTTGCAGAGTACCTAACGCTTAAGTACAAGATACCACTAACTAGCGCCGAGGTGTTTATCCATGACCCGGTAGCTGCCTCCAGCGGGCTTATCCGCAAGATGGAGCGTGGTGCGCAAGAGTCAGCGATGTTTAAGTACGCGTCAACTGAAGGCATCAAAGCAGGCTGGGCAGTAACTCCTGATGTCGCGGCAAGCAACAGCGTCTACAGCAAGTTTGTACCGCTGAGTAGCGTGACAAACAGAGCAAGCGACACTGCGTTTGTCCACCCCACAGTAGCAGCTAATATGTTGGGGCTTCTGCGAATTGCTGCATCGCCCGCTGAGATGTCAAAGGCGTCACTAGCGCTCAAGTGGCTACGTAGTAACTTCAGTAAGCAAGCGTTAGGCAACCCTATTGGTCTCTCAGTGTACCTCAGCGGCCAGATACTCAGCGGCATGGGATCTACTGTTGGGCGTGGCGCAGGTTTGACAGACTACTTTACGTCGCTGATGGACATCTCGTTGCTGACAACAAAAGGACTAGCAGCGTTTGACAACGTTAAGCCGTTCCGCATGTTAGACAATGGTCCTGTAACGCACCGTGAGTTTGTAGCTCGTACACTGCGTATGTTCTCTCACGACATCTTACCCGGTATCGACGTCAGCGGCACAGGTAGTGGCCTGCTAGATTTCAAGCAGCTGTCCCCGGCGTACGCACGTAAGCAACTAACAGCCGTTATGTTTGCTGGGCAATACGGTGGCGTACGCGGTGCAGCAGGCGAAGCAGGTAAAGCGTTACAACAGAAAGCTGACGCGTTGTTCTTACCTGGGCTGCGGTTAGCTTCGATGATTGACATGGCAGGACAACTGGCAGTCGCACGCGGTAAAGCTACACTGGGGTACGGCAGCAGTAAGTCGGCTGTTAAGCAAGCTGATCAGATGCTCTTCGGCTGGGACAACACTCGCTTCTCAACGTGGGAAGAAGTCAGCGGCGAAGTTAAAGCAGCGTTCCCCATGTTTGATGATGTGGGCAACATCCCGCGTGCTGTCAGTAGCGTTGCACCGTTCTCGTCGTGGGCTATGCAAAACCTGCCGTTACAGCTACGTGACATGTTACGTCAGCCGTCTAAGTGGCACAACTACGCTCGCATGACAGCTATGTGGAATGACTCACGGATGGGGAGTGACACGCTAGAAGCTGGCGGCATGCAAGACTGGGAACGTGACAAGTACGGTCTCGTATTGCACAACGACCCAGCCTCTAAACAGACGACTATGCTGTTCCACGGTGATTTCGACCCTCGCTGGGGTTCGTTAACCTGGGTGATGTCACTTGGGCCTGACAGCAGCGCATCTGCTAAGCGCAACGACCTCAACGGCAGCGCCCAACAAAAGAGAGTCAACGCACTTATCAGCAAGACAATGTTCGCCGGGGCTTACAAAGCTATTAGCGGCATCGACCCGCTAACCGGCGTTAAGCGTGACGACTCACCTATCGAGTTTGAGCAGTTTGGCGGAATGAACATGCCTCCTGTCGTAGCGTCTTTGCTCTCGATGATGCCAGTGCTTGCTGCTGCTGACCGGCTGCCAATTATCAGCGGCACGCAAGCGTTACTTGACCCTCGCACTAACGCTGTCATTAAACCCGCAGTAGACGGCTGGCTAGGCAACCAAGGCAAGCTGCGCCCCAAACAACTAGAAGGTATCGATGCTACGCTACAAGTCCTCGGCGGCAGGGTACGCGTCGTAGACCGGCTGGCTAACATGAAGATGACTTGGCGTGACACTGAAAGACTGCTGGGTACGCTAACTAAAGAGCAGTCAGTATCGCAGCAAAAGCTAGCAGCAGACCTTGCGGCAGGCCACGTCAAAGAAGACAGTGACAGTTACCGCCGACGCGTCGGTGCTATCAACCAGATGACTGACGCCGTATTGCAAATCAACATGGATTTGGGGCGCATTGAACGCTGGGCAGAAGCTAACAACTTGCCATCTTCTGAGGTGTTTGACCGCATAGCCAAAGAGAAGCTCGTTATGCGTGACATGCCACTACCCGGCGCAGATTACTACAAGCAACAACTAGATGAGGCGCTGAAAGCAAAATGGGAATCCAAGTAACACGCACCGGTACGGGCTGGACAGTTGACGTAACAGCGTTAGCGCTCGTGCCTGACACACTCGAAAAAGACTTTATTGTGTTGGCAGCTAACGTCGAGCAACCGCTAGCGTCGTACACAAAGACATCAGCTACAGTTCTAACTTATGTTGGGGTAGCACTCGCAGCCAACACTGTGCTGACGCTGTATCGCTACGGGTTACGCGATGTTGACCAGTTATTTTACGGCGAAGTTACATCACAGCTCGGCATGAACAAACGGCTGACGCAAATAGAACGGGCACTAGACGACTTACGTGAGATTAAGCAATCACTTTGGGGTGGGGCACTCGCAGGCGATACAGCTGTAGCTGCTCACGTTGCGTTGGCTGATCCCCACACACAGTACCGACTAAAGACAGCCAGCATCCTAGGCTCTGACGTTACTGGGGTACTGTCTGACAGCGTAGTACCAGCTTCTATTGCGCGTGACAGCGAAGTAACTGCTGCTGTTGCTGCTCACGTTGCATTAGCTGACCCGCACCCTGTTTATACTACAGCGGCAGAGCTAACTACGGCACTTGCAAATTACCTACCAACGTCACAGAAGAGCGCCGCTAACGGGATAGCACCACTTGACGTAACTAGTAAGCTACCCGCAATTAACAGCCGTCCATCGTTAGCTGCTTTTGCCCCAACTACAGGTACCTGGTCTTTTACTTGGGCAGACGGTACGATACAAACAATCGACACACCTGCTGAACTTGTTTTTCAGTCGGTTAACTACAACTCTGCTACGAAGCAGGTTACTTTTACTTTAGTTGGGGGTGCTACTACGTCGTTTTCGTTGAATGATCTCGTGGACCTGCCCGAAGTACAAGTTGCGACTGCCGCCCCTGTCGCTGCCCCAACTACAGGACAGCGTATTTACCTTCGTAGCGACAACGGTGACTACTACGTCTCTAACGGCACAGCTTGGACGGGTCCGTTTCTTGCAATGCTACCTGCTGAACGTGCACAGCTCGCAGCGCTACCGGCAGCGTTAGATACGAAGCAGCCGATTGACGCTGACTTAACAGCTATCGCTGGTATCACTACACTGGGGGTGTTAAACAGGACGGCAGCCGACACGTTCAACACACTTGCTGTAGGTGTCACTGGGGCGCAGCTACTAGCCGCTTCTAATGCAGCCGCAGCGTTATCACTTGTCGGCATCCCGCTAGTAGGCAACGTTAAACTGCAGCTAACAGCAAGCAACGGTTTGTCTATAGTAACTCCTGCTGCGTCAACTGGTGTCAACTGGACAGCGATAGGCAACCAAGCTGCTGCTAACAACACAACTGGTGCAGCGTTTATTGCTATCGGCGACAACGCTGGCGCTAACAACTTAACAGGTGGGGCATGGACTGCTATAGGACAGTTTGCAGGTACTAACGCAAAGGGTTCTTACTGGACAGCTATCGGACAGTATGCTGGTTTCCAATGCATCGGTGACTACTGGTTGGCTATCGGTACGTCAGCAGGATACAGTACAACTACAGCAGCAAATTGGCTAGCATTCGGTCTTAACTCCGGTTACAGCAACGTATCAGGGTTTAATTGGCAAGCTATCGGTGTTGCAGCAGGCTACAATAATATTTCAGGTAGTAACTGGCTGGCGCAGGGCTTTGCAGCAGGTTACAGCAATACTACAGGTAACGACTGGATTGCGCAGGGATTATACGCCGGGTACTACAACACTACTGGTAGCGATTGGCTAGCAGTTGGTTCTAACGCTTCAGGCAACAATACTACCGGTAGCAAGTGGTTAGCAATTGGTACATTTGCTGGGTACGACTCAACTACAGGAAGTAACAACATTTTTATCGGTTATAACGCAGGTCGGGGTGTAATTACAGGCAATGGTAATGTAGTAATCGGTGCTAACTCAACTGGCAACTTACCAACGCTAACAAATACGGTATTGTTAACATCTGGTGATGGAGTTGCTAAGCTAACTGCTGACGCTACAGGCTGCCGCATCGGTAATAACAACGCTGACAGTAAGCTAAAGCTAATTTCCCCCAACGGTACTGTTTACCGCGTGTCTGTTACTGATGCTGGCGTACTAACTATCACCGTCTAACCCGCCACCTGGGCGTTAAACAGACTAACAACTACTTACGAGGCGCTATGTTTGACAATTACTTTCTATTGTTTACGCTTGACTGCTACCAGACTGACTCGCTGATTGCTGGGCGCTTGCTGCTGATGAACGGACCACACATCGTTGAACGGTTTATCGCAACTAGCGGCTTACCTGGCTTTCAGTTCAGTGGTTCTTACTCGCTGACGGCACGCGGACCTATTCCACGTCCTGACGTTGCAGGCTTGCCGTACTACGCAGTGACAACAGCAGCCGACTACGTTACTGCTGAAGAACAACCCGGTATCGCTGGTAACTTCTATGCTGTAACACCTGACGAAGTACATCTTAACGGCGTAACGCGCGGCTTGTTTGGCATCCACCGTGACGCTAACGTACCTGGTACTAACGGTTGCATTGGCTTGCTAACAGCTAACGGCTGGGATGCTTTCCAAGCGCACATGTTGAAGCTACATGATGCAGGTGTTCAGTCACTACCGTTGCAAGTTGACTACTCACTGTAACAACTCGCATCTACGTAATACTACTGACAGCTACTCTGCTACGCTGCTACTCTACTTTATTTGTGGGGCAGTATTGTGGGGTAGCTTTTGTTACGTCTAGCGTGTAGTACACCTGTACGCTACTGATCAAGTGCTGCTACTGGACTGTTGGCTAGCGTGATCGTACGTCGCCTACAAGGGGTCTACAAGGGGTCTACAAGGCACGCGGATAACTAGCCGGTACGTTTGTATGGTTAGCTACTAGCTGCTGTTACAGGGGCAGTGTGATCGTGCGCATACAGGTGTACTACTATATAAGCAGCATAAAGCCCCCTGGCAACTTACCACGCGGTAGGTCATCAGGGGGCTTTTGTCGTTAATGTACCCCAGGGTTAATGTTTGCGCCGTCGTCTGTGCCTGCTACCGCGCGGTAACTTAACGGCTGTCTGTCAGCACGCTGGGCAACCAGCTCAGAGAACCTCTCGATGATGTCGTCTGTGTCGCGTACCTGCCACCAGTTATCGTTACACTCGTACAAGTAGTTAGTCCACTTAGTCATCGTCATTGTCGTGGGTAGCTTACCCCCAATAACAGGAGGTGGTTGTACTACTCGCAGCAACCCAACAATATCGTAGTCGCTAACTGCTGCAAGCCTCGGGACAACCGTAGCGTACCGTGCAACGCGGCTTTCAATGACGTGTTCAGATATCCGCATCAGCGTAAACTGGTTTGTCCCCCTGTTGAACACCAGAAACGCAGGCACCACAGTTGCTGCACTGCCTTCAGATGCTAACCGCTGCCGGTACGTATCCGTGTAGAACGCTAGCTGCGACAGATAACCGTAGTCGTCTGTCGGTTCGTTGCGGAACTTAGTCGCTAAGTGCGGGGCCATCGACTTGCATTCGATAACAACGTGGTCGTCACCTTGCTGCACAACAAAATCAGCGTGACCTGCTATGCCGTGTGCAGTTAGCCGCTCCTCCTGTAAGAACTCGATGGCTGCCAGTGACAGCGTTTCGGCGGCTACTTGCTGAATCAGCATACCGTTAACCATCGACAACACTCCGCCCGCAGTGAACGAACGCTTACCACCGTACCAGCGTTCGACGGCCTGTAAAATAAACGGCCTGCCAATTTTACTAGCACGGTAGTGTACGTCCCCACTATCAACGTAAGCTGGGGCACTGACAACACGCTGCATGATGCGGTCGTAATACTCGTCAGGTACGTTGCGCTGGCCTGACAACTTAAAGAACTCAGCTAGCTGCTCAAAGAACTCACTCATTGTCGCTTTCCTCGTCGTCGTAACAGTCGAAGTCGTCGTCGTCGCTACTCGTGAGGTAGTTGTCGATTACCTCAGCAATGATTTCCTCAGCGATGCTATCGAGTATTGCGTTTTGCTCTTCTTCTGTTAGTTGGGGCAGCGGGTCGCCTTGCGTATAGTCTGGTTCGTTGGGTGTGGCCACGTTGTAAACTCCTCTGTGTATTTTGCTGATGGTTGATTGCGAGATGCCTGTTCGCCGTGCGATAGCTGACTGCGATTCGTTAGCGGCTAACGCGTTACGTATCAGCGCGACATCTACGGGATGTATCGGTGTCCTGCCTACCACGGGAGTACCTGCCCGTCAGGTAACGTAACTGGAGGCTTGTCAACTGGCGTCGCTGGCTCGCTAGCCGTAGTGCTCTTAACTGTGATGGCACCTTCGTGTACGTACCGTGGGTCTCTCGCGGGCCACAGCGCCACATCAAGAAACATAACTGACTCGCCACTAGCAGTCAAGTGCGCAGCTAGCGCGCTGATACTGTCAGCGTCAACAGCAACAAAACCGTTTAACACAGGTGCTCGTGGGTTTTTGCTGTGGGGTTCTCGTGTCTTAAGCGTCATACGTAACGCAGGTAGTTCGTAACTCAGCGGTAAGAAATCGTTTGACATGTTGCGTCTCTCTGATGGTGAGTGGTATCGCCCCACAAATAAGTTAGATGTGGGGCAGTGAACAATTACATTACGTCAGGCAGCGCTTCTGCAACATCCGGAGATGCTTCACGCTTCTCGAATGCAAACTTAGCTAACGACGGCAACTCTTCGTGAATGATAGCAGCGTAACCTTCCTGCTCTGCGCCCGGTTTGACAGGTGTTGGCACCGTAGTGTACTTTGTCTTTAGCGCCTTGCCGATACGACTAACACGAAAGCCGTTAGTACCGTTATTAAACGTATAGTCGCCAGTCGTAGCCAACTCTACAATTTGTCGTTGCACGCTAACCTGTGTAACTTCTAGCAGCTTTACTTCTTGTGTGTCAAGGTCGTATACGTTAAACAACAAGAACTTCTTAACGCTATCACCTTCTTTGATACCGGGTGTGTCATCGAATGGCGTCGCTGAACGGTGACACTTCTTGTCTTCTGTCCAGTAAAGTTGCCCGCTGATGGCTCGACCCAGCGGTACGAACCGAATGCTTGCACCGTCTTCGGGCATCTTGAGGAAGTCACCGCCACCTGCTGCTGCTGGCTCAAAGCCTACGGGTAGGAAACCAAAGTCTGTTGCTGCGTTAGTCATGTTGTGTCTCACGTTATTTTGGGTGTATTGCTAGCTGTGTCTTTACGGCGCACAGATTCCGAGGGCTAGACGTTACGTAGCTGGTCGTACATTGTTAGCGCTGTCTCGCCTTTGAAGTAGCGTGGTCGTGTGTCGCCTCTGACAAGTATATTAATAGCGTGTCGCTTATCTTCGCTGCTACTCGGCACCCACTGGTAATCGATAATGTCACTAATGCGTATGCCGCAATATGCTGTCTCGCCAGTCGTAGCGTTAAAGTGTGTGTAAATTAAATACGCACTTTGTACTCGTACATCTGATTGATATGCTACGTCGTTTCTGATTACTATTGACATGGTGTTATTGTGGGGTAGGTTTATACTTTGTCGGCCCAGCTTTTGCAGGCGCTGAACGATGCTCTCACTGGTACGCCGCCTTTCGGTGTGGGTATAGTGTACGAGCAGAACACCTCGTTGACAGCAGCGAGTACTTGGTCAGCTTCTGCATCAGGTACGAAGAAGTGCGCTTCGTCGTGCACTGTAGCTGCTACCCAGCCACCTGCTTGATGGACAATAGGCAGCGACAGGTTAAGCAGATGCGCAAATATTGAGAAGCACCCTGTTTGCATCAATGCGTTGAACGACTTGCGTTCTGCTGACGACCGCTCGAAACGTTCCTTGCTGTTAAGCTCGGGGTAGAAGCCGCGTGTGCCCGTCGAATCGTACAAGAAGCCATCGTTACGTGCCTTACCGTGGTGCATCACAGGCTTAACACTACGTGGGGTACGCGCAGTAGCCCACACTTTTTGCTTCAGCTTATTAATTGTGGTGCGGTTATCTACTACGTTGAGAATCTCGATAGCTTCTGATAGCGACACCCCCAAAGTAAGTGCTAGCCGCAGTGCCTTAGCGCCGTAGCTGCTAGCGAAGATGCCGTTTTTAGCGATGGCACGCTTAGCCTTCCACTCGGGGTCTGACTCGTCAATGTCAAACCAGTTAGCGGTGTTGGTACTATGGTGGTCAAGCCCAGCACGGGCACCATCAGCCATGTCGCTATCGTCGTTGACTATCTCAAGGTACGCTGCTAAGATACACAACTCAATCTGAGCAAGGTCACCAATCAACAGCGTGTAACCAGGTGGCGCGGCGAAGCAACTACGTACCCGTTTGCCCCACACCTTATTACGCACAGATAGGTTCTGACAATTCGGGGCGCTGCTTGTCAGTCTGTGCGACACTGCCCCGCATTGAAACCAGTTACCGTAGAGTGCACCAGTCTTGATGTCTACCACCTTGAGCAGTGTGGTCAACTGCGTGAGTATGCCCTCGCAACTCTTGAGGTCGGCCAGCTCGACGATAAGGTTCTTTAGCTTACCGTCTGGCAGCGTGGCAATCGAGTAGCGCAGCGTAGCTTGCGAAGTCTTCGGGCGGTTAGTCTTGTAGTCACGTTCTGTTGGCTCCCACCCGTTAGCCATCAGTAACGAGTTAACATCGTTAGGTGACTTTATGTTGGGGCAGTGCCGCTTGTCACCCTCTATCTGGTAGTCTCGCAGCTCTTTGTCCCACTTAATTTTGGCAACACTTGGGTACTTGCTGTAGAACGCGTTGAGTTTTACTTCTTGCGCTGCCAGCAACTCGTACATCAAGGTGATAAGCGCCTGCCTGTCAACGAACATGCCACGTTGCATCGACATCATCACCTCGACAAACGGTAAGTGCACTGTCAAGAAGCTGCCACGCAACCTCTCGTCTGCAAGTAGATGCATCTCACCTGCTTGCCACAGTAACCAACAGATGCGCGTGTCTTGTAGGCAGTACGTGTGCATCGCTTCGTTGTACGGTACGTGCCAGATGTCTGACTTGTCAGCGTCTTTGTTACCCGAAGGTGTGAACAACCCAGCGTCAACAAGGTCTTGCATGTAGTCACCCTTCTGTACGTCGAAGCGCTTACCCAAGTTGTCGAGCGAATAGCTACCTAACGTGGGGTTGACTTTGTGCCACAACACCTGGGTGCAAATGTACTGGCCTTCGTTGATACGTAACCCGAAGCCACGAAGCACAGCAACATCGTAGCCTGCGTTGTGGAATGCTAGCACCCACCCACTGTCAACCATGTCTTGCAGCTTGCACAGAACGGTGTCGTGCCCCACAATAACTTCTTGCGTATCGCTGTTGTACAGGCCGCAACAGTGTATCTTCGTAACCGTACGCTGTAGCCCGTCAGTCTCTAAGTCGGCAGCGATAACGCGTAGCTCGTCTAACGGAGTAGTAATCATTTGCTTGTGGCAGTGTGACGTTGGTTCAGTATTCGGCGATGCTCGCTTTTTGTCAGTAGTTGGTACGCCTCTGGCGGTGCATCAGCGTAGTTACCGTCAGCATTCCACAATACATCGTACGGTGGCTTACAAGTAACACGCTGTGCAAGGCACCATAATATGTGATGACGTGGCACCCATTTTATTTGGGGGTTACCTGTGTACCACGACGGTCTGATGTGACACACAACACCAGTCTTATGCACCCGGCGTTGACGACCTTGCCGCAAAGCACAATAATCTTCACGCTGCTGAACAGGGAGCTTGCCGTGTTCAACACACAGATGGTACCGTAACGCGTCAGCTGATATAGCGTGCTTGTTAGCAACCCACGGTACTATCTGCGGGTAACTGCTAGTCATGAAGTCAGCAATTGCCATCTGCTGTACGTAAGTTAACTGTGTAAGCTGTGACATACGTACTCCTGTGGTAATTGGTGGTAACGTCTAACGTAATCCCGGTGTTGCTTAGTAGTCAGCACTTGTAGCCACTGCTCGTAAGTGTACCGGTAGGTTGTATTGCAGTTAGCCATCTGTGTTCTCCGTGTTTATGTTTCTGCCGCAGTAATAGACTACGTTGCCGCACTTGAAGTGGTGACCACAATTGATAGCCACGTCGTACTCGATGTTACCCCACCCACTGAACTCGTAACCTGCCTCGAGCAAGCCAAGCAGTAGCCGCACACGTACGAAGCAGTCGCTTATAGGACCGTGCCGCCACTTGTTACGCTCAAAGAATGCTGCTGCTTTCATCTGGTAGTCAACAGCCCCGAGCAGTCGCGGTATTCCGAGGCCAACGTGCGGCCCGCCACCTCTAATCAGCGTGATAAACTTAGGCGGCTTGTCAGGTTGGTTAGCTAACATGTGGGCGTTGAGTGCACTGTGTGTGTCAAACCGGCACAGTACCAGGTTCTTAGTAGCGTAATACATTCTGCGGTAAGCTGCCTCTGCTTTATCGCTGCTAAACGGTGTAGCCAGTACGTGGAATAGCGCTTCTTTCTGTTGCTGTGTCATGCTTGTTGCCCTTCTGTGAGCCACTGCTGTGGTATTGTGTGACTGATACTGACTTTGAAAGTCTTACGTAACCGGGCCTCTACTTTACTGCTGCAACGGAGGATAAGAAACCGTAAGTCTAGCTGAGGGTTGCTGGCTGCAATGAACTCGTAGCGTTGACACTCTGCGTACGTCATGAACTCCTTGCATTCGAGGTAGATATTATTCCCCAAATAAAAGTCAGGCGTGTATCGGTGGGTCGTCGTGTAGTCGAAGCCACCGTACTCGTAAGGCAACTCGGGGTACACTTTACGTAGGTTAGCTTCTTGTCGTGAGCGATGTTGTATTACCATTATCGTACCCGGTGATAGGGTGTAGCGTTACGTTGTGGTGGTACTACGGGCTGTGGGCTGCGAGGAGGTACCTGATTGCAACTAGATAGTAGCTTGAGCGTGCAAGTCAGCACAACAAGCGCTACAATTTGTAAGTTATTATTGGGGTGTTTGCGCATAACTGTCTCGCTGTTAAAAGAACTTGCTTTCGTATTCGGTAAACCCTGAGCCAGACACAAACGTAAAGTTAACGCGGCCTACTTTACCTGTATCACGGTCAGGTGTGACACTGCGTAACTCTGTAACGCCGTCTTCTAGCCGCTGTAACCCGAGCGTAACGCTTGCAACCTGACAGATAGCAGCGCTGCCGCGAAGATGCTGAACCTCTACGACGCCAGTGCAGCTGCTGTTAGTATGGCTAACGGCTATCATCGTAAGTGATAGGTCGTTAACTAAAGCTTTAAGCTGATACATTAGTGCGTCAATTGCGGTAGTCTGTAACCCTTCAGTAAAAGACGTACTCGCTGCCGTGATGTGGTCGATGACTACCATCGATACACCCAACTGTACGCATGACCTAACGTTGGTCTCGATGAATGCTGAATCAGTAGCGCCGTAGTGCTTAACAAAGTACAACATCGGGTGGCAGTCATCGGGAAAACGCAGTAGTGTCTCATACATTGTCAGCTCAAGTGGGATAAACAATACCGGCTTACCGTGTTCGCGAATGTACTTGACAACAAGGTCAACGCAGAACTCACTTTTGCCCTGCTTAGTAGTACCCGCCAACACTATTAACTTTCCCGGCTTGTAGCCCCCAATTAAATTGTCTAGTCCGAAGATGCCGGTAGTCAGCGCGTTAGATTTCTGCGATGTAGTCGCAGTGTCGATTACTTGTTGGGCAGTCAACACAGTACAGGGTATTTGGGGTAACGTTGCGAACTGTAAGTCACCGCCATCCATCAAGCGTTGCGCCGCATCTTTTATGTTGGAGGGTAACACCAACCCGCAGATGTTAGTCACACCCCACAAAGCAACGAACTTGTCAGTGTACTCACGACCCTTGTCGTCAGCATCAAAGCAGAGGTACACGTTGCAATGCCCCACCATACGACGGATGTCAGCTAGCCAAGAAGTAAGCTGCTCGTCGCTGGGATTACCGCCGTAACAAACAGCTAGTCCACTATCGATGTGCTGCGATACAGCCATGCAATCTGTAATGCCCTCGCAAACATACACGTCGCATGGGTTGCCATCCCACAGTTGTGTACCGATGAGGTAGCGTTGACTACCAGCAGCCCACCAGTTGTAACGCGTACGCCCTGGTGTCCACCCGTCACGTCGCAACTGGTAGCCAACTGTCTCACCATCGCGGATAACAGCGGTAGCAATTTCAAGCGGGGTGCCTGTACTAAACGTTGAGTAGCGGGCGCAAGTTTCAGCTGTTATACCCCTCGTTGTTAGCGGTGGGGACGGCAATAGCAGCGACGGTACTTGCAACGTTTCTGCGTGCTCGATGACTGGTGTATCGTAAAGCGAACTCATAGCAAACCGCCGGACATGGATAGTGTGGTGTAGTAACGCGGGCCATACGCATCGTGAGATCAGCGCAGTTGAGAATGTGAGAGGCGCAAAGCAACAACGCTAGCCGGTCACCGTTGCACTGCATTGGGGGAAAGTACAGCTCACGGTAAACGTCAGGCCGGTACTGCTCAAGGTACGTTCGTGACATGCGTACCTCTACTGTTGACATGCCGTGCGCCGTATGTATTAGTGGGGCGCAGTGCACAATAAACCAGTAGCGCTTGCGACTAAGCAGTTGCAGGGCAGCTACTATCCAGTGCAACGGTTGTCGCCAATCAAACACGGTGAAGCAAACAATTGAATCTTTCATAGTACGCCTGTATTGTAGTGATCGTGCCCGCTGAGGATGCCCTGTGGCAGGCGGTAATTAGCTCTGGTATGTTTGCCTACTAACCGGGGTAGCGTGCCTTGTACCCACCGTAGCGATGCCGCTGATCACGTACTAGCAGGTGCCATGCCACGATCAGTCACCCGTTGGACTAGCACGCGATCACGAAGGTACAGGTGTACTAGTAGCAGGGTTCATTCTGATGGCGTCCTGTATCCACTGCTTATGGTGCGTCCACCAGTAGAGTGCACCGATGTCCATTACTTCAATGGTCTTGTCGTCGAATGCCATCCACTCAGTGATGGAGTGGTATTGACAACCTATCTGTAGGTGCGTGGCAGTGTAAGCAATACGGTACTGCGCAGTCTGTAAGCTGATAACTTCACGACTGTTACCAACTGTATCATATAGCTTCGTGCCATCTAGATTAGCACAGCATAGGTTAGCGCGAGATAGGTTTGCGAGTTTTAAGTCAGCACCCCGTAAGTCAGTACCCCGTAAGTCAGTACCCTGTAAGTCAGTACGCTGTAAGTCAGCACCCCGTAAGTCAGCACTCTGTAAGTCAGCACCTCGTAAGTTAGCCCCGTGTAAGTCAGCACTCCGTAAGTTAACGCCGTATAAGTCAGCGTCCTGTAAGTTAGCACCCTGTAAATTGTCAGGATATTCTTTACCGTTAATTAGCCGCATAGTAGTCTCTCTCAGTAGTGTTAGTGTGACGTTGATTACCACACCATAGGTGTACTAGTAGCCGGGTCCATTTCGATAGCGTCTTGTATCCACCGTTTACGATGCGTCCACCAATCAAGTGCGTCGGTGTCCATTGCATTGATAGTGTCGTCGTCGAATGCCATCCACTCGGTGATAGAGTGGTACTGACAGCCTACCTGTAGATGCGTGCCAGTGTAAGTAACAGCGTACTTCTTAGTCTGTAAGCTGATAACTTCACGACCGTTACCAACTGTACCGTGTAGCTTCGTGCCGTGTAAATTAGCGCGGTGTAGGTTAGCGCGGACTAGGCTTGCAAGCCCTAGGTTAGCACCTCGTAAGTCAGCACCTTGTAAGTAAGCACCCCGTAAGTCAGCATCCCGTAAGCTAGCCTTTTGTAAGTTAGCATCCCGTAAGTTAGCACGCCGCAAGTCAGCACCCTGTAAGTCAGCACCAGTTAAGTCAGCATCCCGTAAGTCAGCACTCTGTAAGTCAGCACGCCGTAAGTTAGCACCGCGTAAATTGTCAGGGTATTCTTTGCCGTTAATGAATCGCATGGTAGTCTCTCTCAGTAGTGTTAGTGTGACGTTAATAACTTATCCGCGTGGTCGGTAGCTTGCAAACACATCAAGCATACTACGCATACAGCTGCTTGCCACCCAACTAGATGACGCTGTAACAGTAGTGGACATCAACGCAACAAAGTCAGCTAGCCTCATCATGTCAGTGTCGCGATGCTGCTGACAGACTTCGATGTCGTTCTCTGAGGTGTAACGGTTGATAGCAGTCCACGCAAGTGCCGTATCGTTATGCATCTTGCGGTTGTTAATGCTGTTTACTGCGTAACGTGAGTCACTGTAGATTGCAACAGGGCCGGCTAGATGTTTAGCAACGTGACGGCAAGCGTGTAATACAGCACGCATCTCAGCGAGGTTGTTGCTTATTGACTCGCCTACTAGGATGCTACCAAACATACCGTGGATAATCTCAGGACCGGCAACATCCCCGTTGTCGTCGATAGCTTGTGACGTGACAACTAAACCTGTAGCAGCGCGAGAACTAGGGTTACCCGCTACCGTAGCAGCGTCGCAGTAGATACTCCATACGCTATTAATTGTGGGGCAGTCGTGATGTGCAGAGTGTAGAGTGTACGTATCAGCGACAGACAGTTCACGTAACGTAGGCAGAGTAGCGTGTGGCATAGTCCCGGTGTTTTGTTTGTAATAGTGTAGTGCTAAATAAAGCCCGCTGTCTTTCCCCCATGCTTACGTATCTGGTGTGTTGCCAGTCGCGGGCTGTAAGCAAGGCAGCCACCCCAAATAAACTACAGTAGCGTAGCTTACCGGGGCGACGTCAACTGTTAGGCGGGTAACGTCAAGCCGGCAGCAGTCATAGCAGCTTCAGCCGCTTGCAAGCGTGCCATCAAATCGCTAGTCGTGACCTTCACGGTTTTGACTGGCTTAGCTAGGTTGCTTGCCCACTCATTGATAAGCGCCATAGATTCAGGTTCACCTTGTGCGTCGAATGCTTCAACTTCTTGGTAGCATACTGCATCGACGAGTACCTTGTATTCACGGGCCATGTTGGCAGGCACAGACTCTTCGTTGTTCTCGATGTACTCGACAAACTCAGCAGTCAGCAGCTCAAGCTGTGCGTCAGTAGCGTATTGCATACCAGCTGCCTTCGTGCCGACGGTAGTGGCAATCGATAAGCCAGTCTGGAATGTGCAGTCGATAGCATCAACAAGCAACCGGGCAAACTTCTGCTTGACAGCTTCGCCGGGTGTTAGCTTGGCGTAGCTAGCCTTCACTGTTAACTTCTCAGCCGGTGTCATTGAACGGCTACCGTTGAAAGACTCTTGCAAGTGGGCAAGTACTTCTTTGCTAGTGACTTCGATGTACTCACACATTACGTAGCCGTCAATTGCGTCGCCTTCAGCGGGCATCCCACCCTCGGGGATGAGTGTCAGCTTGCCAGTTGCATTGATGTAATAGTTCTCGCAGATAGTAGCAATAGCAACGGCACGGTGACGACCGCTAACCAGGTGACCCGCATCGTTCATGATGGCAATCACAGGGTACTGCCATAGTTGGCCTTGCTTGACAATGCCACGGACAATACTGTCAACGCGACTCTGAATGATTGGCTCTTGTGCAGTAGAGACAGCAGCGGCGGCAGCTTTAAGCTGTTCGACGGTAGTAACCGCAAAGTAACGGTTGTGCGTAGCGTCTTGAAACTTGAGGTTAAACTCTGTCATGGTGGTTACCTGTGGGGTGTGTGCTACGTAACGCAGCGGGTGGTTGTGAGTGGCAGCAGTTAAGCTGATGTATTTAATGTAGCGTGTATCAGTTGAGTTGTCAAGCAGTTAGCTAACTTTATTTTGGGGTGTTACTAACGTTGCTTGCGTTGCTAACGTTGCTAGCGGGTAGCAGGTAGCGGTTGATGTGCTTGTGGCAGTGATTCAACCTGTTGATAACAGCATACCGTTCAGCAATGTAGTTGTCAAGTAACAAGTGTCACATGTGCCGGCTAGCTTGATCGTGGGCGTCAGTTAACCGGTGCGTGATCGATGGTGCCTATATATTATAGCGCAGTTAGTAGCAACACGCAACACACTTGTGGCTGGGTTCACTCGCTTCGCTCGTTCTCTACGCCACGGCTGGCGACATAGCAGAACCCCAAAATAAAGTAGAGTAGCAGCGCTGGTAGGTAACCAGGCGGCGAGGTGTGTGATCGGGTGCGTCGTTAAGATGGGTAGAAGGCGTAGTAACAGGGCATCAGGTATCACAGGGTGGTAAGTGGGTAGCGTACGTGTGTGATCGGGGTAGCAGGTACGGTTATCCGTACCTCACTTGATCGTGGGTAACAGGTGTACTACTATCGGCTGTAACGTATGCTGGGTAAGGGTTGTAGCGTTTACTGGCTTATAAGGCTACGTAGTTATACGGTATACACGAAATTCAGTAGGCTGTATGATAGTCTCATACGCTTCACATGCCTTGCGGGTTGCGGGTTGCGGGTTGCGCCTGGTGTGGCTGGGTTCACTTGCTAGCTTCGCTAGCTGCGTTCTCTACGCCACCGCTGGCAAACACCCCAAAATAAAAGTTACTCAGGGCGGTAACACGCCACTGCATCGTGATCGTGAACAATAGGCTGGCTGCCTAGCAACCCAGCTAAACAAGTCAACCAACAGCCAACAGCCAACAGGCAACAACGGTTGTTTTGTTTATATACCAGCCTGTTGATCAGTACTCAGGGCGGTAGGGCGATCGCGGTAAGTGGCACATGTGACAGTTGGTACCCCACAAATAAAGTGGTAGCGACACAGCAACAACAAACGTAACGACGTTGTGAACGGTGGTTTACACTGTGAGTAGCAATACAGCAACGACGTTACGGTAACATCCCCCACAAATAAGTAGAGCAGCATCGCATGTTAGAACAGACACGACATGGCAGTGATTACGAACACAGGCAGCGTGCTGAGGGAGGTCCAGTAACCATCACGTATGTTGAACCTACATATGTCGAACAGCGTAGCGTACAACAGTTACAGAAGTTGTACAATAAGCATACCACTGAACAGCAGTTACCATTCAGTACTCGGGAGAAGCGTGGTGTAGTTACTGCTAGCAAAGTTAACACTGCGTTAGCTAGTACACCTGTAAAAACCCACGGTAGGTACCTTAGCAGCAATCAGCAGCGTTCAATTGATAGGTTAATTAACAGGCTAGTACCTGGTAGCGAAGTCTACGAGTTAATACAAGTAGAAGTTAGGGCGTTGCTAGCAGAGTTCTCAATAGTCTCGTACAACAGGGTGTTAGCTACGTTACTAGAACATGCTGACTCAGTAGCCCCTAGACGTAGCACAGGTAGAAAGCCTAAGCCTAAGCTAACAGCATTACAGCTAGAGGTCATACGTAGTAACTGCTCGAGCTATACTTTACCACCAGTGGAGTAACGCAGATGAAAACAGCAAGCGGTAAGCAGCGGCCAGCGAGACAGACAGAAGCAGAACGCGTAGCAGCACAGCGGGCAGCGTATATCCGCAAGAAGAACACAGTGCGGACAACTGCAAAGGAGGCAGCGTTGCGTGCCTACCAAGCGGGACGTAGCACATTCACGGTAGTGTTTAACGGAGACGACACTCTGATGGCTGACGTATTCAGTGAAGCAGTCAACAGAGCGGTAGCGGGTACGACTCGCAAGCTGACAACAGTAGCGCTGCAAGCTGCGTTGAGTAAGAGCTACGCGAAAGGCTACCGACAAGGAGAACCAGCAGGTCACGCAGCGGGTAAGCGTAACGTCTACGTAGCAGCCGAAGAGCGGAGTAGCAGCGTACTACAGGACGGTGACTTCGATAGGGGTTATCTAATGGGGTACGTTACAGGTTACCGAGATGCTGGCGGGCAGCGTTACAACGATGTAAAGCAACAAGGCGGCAATACAGGATGGCAACCCTGGGCAGGCATACCAAGCGGCGAGGCAGGCGTAGTCAGCAAGCAGTTACCTGAGCGCTGCCAGTGGCGACGCCCCCAGCTGACAGAAGGCGGGGATTACGTCAACAAGAAAGACACATTTACGGTGTGGGGTAGCGCAAGGGTGACAACGTAGCGGGAGGCAGCAGGCCGGGAGTGTAACAGCTACCCGGCTTTGTTGTGGGTAGCATGTCACTGGGCGGTGACAGCAGTAAGCAGCAGCTGAGGACGTATGCGGTTAGCGGGTTAGCGGGTAGTTGCAGCAAGTGCAGGCAGACAGTTAGCGGATAGTTGCAGCAGGTGCAGGTGCAGCGGGCGGCAGGCAGTTAGCGGGTGGACGTATGCGGGGCAGTGTGATGCTACCCCGCGTAGGTTAGTCAGTTAGCGGGTAGCAACAGGCGGGCATTCACCCTTGAAGTAGGCTAGCTGATGCTGGGTGACAGACATGCCGCACAGAGTGTAGTAGTCTTGCCAGGTGTAGCCGTTATTGCGTAGGTAAGCAGCAGTAGCGCGGGTAGCAGTAGCGTTGAGCAATGAGTCGATAGCAGTGGAATGCGACATGGGAGTTATTTGTGGGGTGAGTGATTCGTAACTGTTGTTACCGTAGCAGGTTGCCAGCGTGTTGTCAAGCAGCGTAACCGAGGAGCCGTAGGCGACACCCACTAGGGTGGAGCCTAAGAGGTGAGACGGACAGTGGCGTTGATAGCGGCGGTAAAGCGAGGACGGGAGGCGGCAACAAAGCGGGAAGCGTCAAGGTTGACGGGACAGCAGAGGTAGGCAACGTACTTCGTCTCCTGTTGCGTGCGTAACGAACACAGGGCAGCCCATAGGGTGTGGCGTTCTACTGCGTGACGGTTGCTGAACTTCGTGCGTGTAACTGCTGGCGTGGCTGTGGTGGTTTGCATGTGGGTGGGTGGGTGATTGACTACCTCTTTATAATGCCACAGTTCCCGCTGGTTGTCAAGCTGTTTGTTATCGCTAGCAGCAGCAGCAGCAGCGCAGGGGCAGGAGCAGCAGCAGGGCGCAGGGGCAGCAGCAGGAGAAGCGGCAGGAGCAGGGGCGCAGGAGAAGCAGGGGGCGTAGAGGGGGGTAGCTCACCGGGTACAGTATGTACGACGCTGGGTAAATTTTCTGCATGGCAGCTGTACACCGGCAACTACGACGTTGGGTAAATTTTCTGCATGGCGTCACGATGGCAGCTGCTACGACGCTACGACGACGTTGGCTGCTACGGCCCTACCTCACGGCTCACTGCTCCCCTGCTTGTGGCTGGGTTCACTTGCTAGCTTCGCTAGCTGCGTTCTCTACGCCACCGGTGGCACGCTACCCACATAGCAGATATAATTTATAAAAACCATAA